GTAGGATTTGCGATTCGTTCTAGAATGACTCATGTTGAGAAAGAGAAGTTATTACTCGAACTCAATAACGAGAAGAGAATGGTAGAAGAAAAGATTAAAGACGCTGACGCACAAGGTGATCGTACGAAGAAGTATGAGCTTATGCGTTTACAGAATAAGATTAATTTAGACATTGATCGATTAAAACGTTACATCTAAAGGAGGGAAGACGATGGCAAAATTATCAAATCCACTAATACCTATAATGAAATCTTCAAACCAGGATGGTATTTCAATTAAAGGTTTCATACCTGAGGCATTTGATGGGAATTGGGATGTTTCTGTTCGAACCAATATTTCATATCCTACTTTTACTATAACATTCCCGGTAGCTAAGAAGATTACCGCTATGAAATATAAGGGTGCTAGTATGGGATTCTCTAGTATAAAAGGTGGGATGACGGCTAGTAATTTAGTTACTCTCGCATACACTACAGAATCTGCTGGTGACGTGAATACGTACTATATAACCAATGAACCCATGTGTCAAGTTGTAGAAATCGCACTTAGCTCGATTGGAGGATCATCAGGTAATTGGTATGGATACATTAATGAAGTACAATTATATGGACCACAGAATTCAGCATTTATTGAAATAAATAATACGTTATATACTGTAAAAAATAAGGTCCTAGCACCTATCGGCGATGTATCGTCTATCACCATTGAGCAGTATAAAGATAAGGATTTAACAGTGAATACTTTAGTTAGCACTATGATTTCATATAACGGGAAAGACGTCCCATTATTAGATTATTTACAGACTAATTATGGTAAATTTAAATTACACACGTTACAGCAATAGGAGGTTTTAATATGACTGAAGCTTTAGTTCCTAAAATGACAGGGCAAACTACTAGTAATATTAGTATCACTCAAAGTGATTTTACATCTAACGGTCCTGCATGGATGTCATTTGATAAAAAAACTGATGATTTTGGTTGGTATTGGAATAATAGTGCGGTAGTACCACATCATTTAATAATTTATTTTCCTTATGTTGTTAGTGTAGCATATCTAGAGTTCTACAGAGCTGTAGGTAACACTAAAGGGGCAGGTACAATACAGACTGTTGAAATGTATGCTGGTAATACTGATCAAAGTCTAATTTTAAAAGATAGTAAACCTGTAGGCTTTACTATAAATGATACACTTAAACGTGTCAACTTCACATCACCTATTATGGGTAAGTGTATTAAAATGAGATTTACCGCAGATTCTACCTATACAATAATACCTGAAATGCAGATATTTGGTACAAAGGTACCACAAGTGTATCTTCTAGCGATGAAAGGTAAATTGTATACTATACAAAATAAAGCTTTAAAACTTGTAAGTAACTTAAATGAACCTGATATCGCTTCATTTACTGAAGGGTTTGCATTATCAGTATTATATGAACCCGTTACGGTGGACGGTAATCAAATACCGTTTATCAATACATTAGAAGATTTTAAGCTGTATGGAAAATTAGGAGGTTAAGTTATGGCAAATATACCATTAATACCTAAGATGACCGTTAGTCCAACTAACGGTGTATCTGTGGTAGAAACAAATAGAAATACTTTCTATCCCCAAATGGTGGATAGAAATTCTGCTACATCAGTACGTATTCAAGCATCATATCCGGCTGTAAGTGTTAAATTTAATAAACCTGTCAAAGTTACATCGGTAATGTTTGACCTATATAACTACGGAAGTGTGACAATACAGGGTAAAAAGCCAGGTGGTCCATTGGCTAATATCACATCGTACACGTCAGGTAATATACGAAATGTTACAATTAATATTACAGCGGCGGTATACGAAGAAATTGTGTTTTATATAGATGCCCGAGGAAAAGATTCAGCTAATGCTTGGATTGCAGATATCTATGACGTACAAGTATATACGGATAGCCCTCCTGTATTTTTAGAAATTGATGGGAAAGTATGTACTATCGTTAATAAAGCGATAAATGTGATAGGGAATGCTACGGATATGACAAAGGAGTTATATCTATCAGCCCCATCATTATTTATAAAAGAACTTCATAACGAGAAGATACTATTTAATGGAAAAGAAATTCCACTATTACAGTATCTGCAAGAGAATTATCCGAAGTATAAACTACATTATGTAGAAACGTTATAAGGAGGTATTACTAATGGCAACTTTAGAAAGTTTAGTTCCTAAGTTAACAAGTGCACAAGGACCAGGTATAAAGATAACATCTGGTGGTGAAACTGCATGGAAAGCTTTTGATGGACGAACTGAGATTAATGGAGAGCAGTATGCATGGTCCTTAGCCGGGACTGGTTGGCGCACTATTACGATAGAGTTTGATAGTCCCATTATAATCACGCAATTTGATGTAAAAACAAGTTATACAGGTCTTACTAGTATTACAAAAGAATCTATCATAGTGGATGGAGGTCAAGATGAATCATTTTCAGTTAAAATAGTTTATGAAAATAGGCTTGTGACCAATGAATTTAAATTAGCACAACCAAAAACAGGGAAGACAGTTGCACTACAATTTTATGTAGGTAATTCTAGTTCATTCATACAAGAGATAGTTCTATGGGGATATAAAATGAAGTCTCTTGTAGAAATAGATGGAAAGTTATTTTCATTTATAGGTGACAAGCTAACGCTTGTATCTGAAACTCATGATTTTACATTAGACCTTGTAGATCAAAGTACTTCTTTATCAGATATTACTAAAGGTATGGATAGTATAAAGATCATGTCTGATAAATTTAAAATACAAACGGTAATTACATAATAGGAGGTGATAATATGGCAACTTTAGAAAGTTTAGTACCGACATTGACTGGATATACAGGACCAGGAGTAACGATATCGGCATCGAGTGAACGTGATTCTCAATACCCTGCATGGAAAGCGTTTGATTCAAGCATCCAATCAGCAGAGACTTGGGGTTGGGGTGCAAATTTAACATCAGCATCGATTAGTGTAGCCTTTGATGTACCTGTGACACTACATGCAATAAGACTTAAAACCAATGGTAATGGATTTACTGATATTAAATCCATATCAGTGTATACTGATGATGCACTTATTACTACTTTTGCATCCAAATTAGCTTGGTGGACAAATAATGGTGGGATTATGGATGAAGAACACACGCTCTCATTGCCACCGACAGGAAAAACTATTAAATTAGGATTTATGGCAAATAGAGATGGTAACTATATTGCTGAAATCCAATTACTAGGAATTAAAAAAGATGAAAAATCATTATTGGAAATCGGTAACCGAATGTATACTATCTCTAATGGTAATATGCTACGAGTAAATGATTCGATTGATTATACTACAGAGGTATTCGACAAGTACAGTTTGCCAATAGCTATGATTCCTAATCATATGGAAGCTATTAAAAATACAGGTGAGTCATTTAAGATTCATACAATTAAATAACAACAAGGAGGTACGATTATGAATCCATTATTATTTCGTCTATTAAGTGAAGCTGGAGACGATGACAAGAAAGACAAGCCTGCTACACTAGAAGATGCACCAGGGTCTGCTGACCTAGATATGTCAGATGAATTAAGTGCAGCTGATGATGACGGAGGTGATTCCCCAGATGATACTACTGGCGACGACACTACGGCAGAAGATAACCCAGATGGTACCGGTGGAGATGACATGGGAGATGATACTTCTGGGGACGGCACTGATACTGATGGCGAACCAGATAGTGGTGATGGTGCTACTGAAGACGGCACTGATGGTGACGAATCTGGTGATGGAACAGAGGGAGAAGAAGAGACAGACAACTCAGTCCTCAAAAAGAAACAATTATTAGAGGAAATGTCTGAGCTATATACCCTGATTAGTACAACATCAAATCAATTGACAAAAGTAGATACCATTGGACAAAAGGAGACAGCTCTTATTCGATATGCACAAGATGAGATTGGGAGACTGAAACAAACAGTATATGATTATATGATTTATAAATTTTCTCAGGATAGTTACGAGCAAAATTTGGTACTTTATTACAAATTTGAAACATCTTTGAAAATATGTACTCAAATAATTGCAAAAGTTAATGATATGAGAAATGAAAAATAAACAATTATATAACTGAATTGAAAAGAATCCTATTGTTACTTTGGATAAAAAGGAGAGATTAGAATGATCGAAAACACACCTACGGTTGGCTCATTTATTGAAAACGGAGCGCAAGGTTTCGTGCAAACGTTATCACGCTTATCTGAATCTTTTGCTTCAGAACATAATCTGGACTATGCAAAGGATATCGGCAATATCATCCAGTATGAAAACTTATTAGAACAGTACAAAGAAATCCTTTTAGAGGATTACGTAACTGCTCCAATTAACAACGATGCTGGAATGCACCAACGTAACGCTTTAAAATTAGACCAAATGTTTGAGAATGCTCGTAAAGAAATTCTTTCTGAGTCTTACTCTTCAAACTTAAATCCAATTGTTGGTCTTACATTCCCATTACTTAAACGTTACTGGGTAAACTGTGTATATAAAGACTTCATTCCTACTGAAGTTGCAACTGCTCCAGTTGTTAACATCGGTATCGAACGTCTGTACCTACAAGATTCTAAAGGTAAGAAATTCTACTTACCAGAAGCATTCGACGAAAACGTTGATGAAATCATGGGTGCAGTACGTCAACGCTTAACTGATAAACCAATCGCAGTACCAAATTTCGAATATAACTTAATCGAAGCATCTGGCGGTTCTACATTACAACAAGATACACTTTCTCGTGACTTCTTCATTAGTTCTGTAACTGTAGATGTTAAAGGTACTGACGTTGTTGTTAAAACACGTATTCCTGTTGAAGCTGGTTCTGGTTTATTCAATAAAACAATCACAGCTAAAACAGAAGAAGTAAAAGAAGAAGGTACAGGCAATGTTACTAAACCTGCTGCTTCAGTTACTGATATCGTTCAAGGTTCAGTTGACTTCGAAACAGGTCTTATCAACATTGGTAGCGTACAGCAAAAAATTAAAGCATTTACTGTTAGCGGTTCTCTATCTAGTGAAAACCACTTACGTACTGCTTCAAGCGGTTGGGATAAAGAAACGAAACAATTCGTTATTCCTGATGGCGATCATTTAGCAACTGGTCTGACTGAAGAACGTATCAAAGATGAAAAAATCATCTATAACATTGATACAACTGCGAAAGCAATTCAAACAATGACAGACACAGTTACACAATTAAAAGATATCAAAATCAAACGTTACTTAGATGATTCTAAATCTCGTTTAGTTGGTACAAAACATTACCAACGTGCTATCTTTGACTGCAAACCACCAAGCAGCTACACTAAAACTCCAACTGAATGGAGACAAATCGAGTTAAAAGAGACTCTAGACCGTCTAGCAATCTCTTTAAGCTACATCTTACGTAACCAAAACGTATACTTCGCAGTAATGGGCAACCCTATGGATGTTAAATTACTTGACCAAGTAAACTGGATTTACGGACAAGATGCTGAAGTTGGTGGAATTAAACTTGACTACAACATTGGTTTATACAATAACCAAAAACGATTCTTCGTTGTATCATCTGAGCGTGCTACTCAAGGATCATTACAAGTAGTCTTAATCCCAACTACTGCTGAACACATTACTTACAAACATTTCGAATACCAATTCGTAATCTCTAACGGATACCGTATGGCTGAAAACGTACGTATTCCTTCAGTAATGTTATTCGAACGTAGCTTAACTGATGAAGTTATTCCAATTCAAGGTGAAGTTAAACTTATCAACAACGACGTATTAGGTTCTTCTGAAATCTACGGTCGTTACGACGTTTAATATAGCTGCCTGATAATAAAATACCCCATAACCTTTTGGTTATGGGGATTTATTTTTTCGACATGTAAATAACCATAAAAAGAAAGGGGCTTTTACCCATGAAAGATGGAAACCTACAATATTTAGAAGACTGTTTTACAGACTTACAGCTGAATGTCACAACTAGAGAAAAGAAACTAGAAGACATGGCTCGCGTATTGAATCGTAAATTTAATCGAGGTATGAATTGTGAAAGCATTATCATATCACCAAACGATGGAGAACCATTCGTAATGAGTGTATATCCAATTCGTAACCAATTAAACGTATTAGCAAACGATTTAATCTATGGTGAGACTGCCGATAAAGGTAAATGGGAACCAAGTGCAAAACGTGTTATTGAGAACATCCGTTATATCATTGAGATTGACGAACGTGTTCTAACAGACATGGTTGCTAAATTTACTGCAAAAGAATTAACAGCTGTTATGCTACATGAAGTAGGTCATATTATGGACTACAAAGCAAAGCACTCGGAAATGAAGTTGTTATATTCAGATGCTATTTCTACAGAACGTATCAATAATGATGAGTTCGATATTATTACAGAAGCAAGTAATGATAAAGTAAAGAAATCAGCGAATATGATTACTCGTCTTTACATTATTGATTACTTAAAACATGCTCAATTCTTTAATACTGATGAAAGTATTCAAATGGAAAAACGTGCAGACAAGTTTGTAATCGATTGGGGTTACGGGCAAGAATTACATTCTGCCATCCATAAGATTCAAAAACATTATCGTATCCGCTTAGCATCTAGTATGTCAGCAATGGCTAATGCACAAGCTTATGTGAAGATGTTAATGGCGACTCGTACACGTAAACGTTACATTATGGAGAATCTGAAAACCGAAGCTCGTAAAGAACGTCGTACGTATGTTAAGTCTATGATTGATGAGTTCCACCGCTTCCTATTTAAAAATGGATTCGGTATGGAAGACCGTATTAAGCTTTACAGCACGGGTATTCAAGAAGGATTCCTTCGAGAAATCATTAGCCCGATAAAGGTGACGAAGAAAGATATTGACATCCTTGGAGTAGAAATGGAGATGATTGAAACGGTTGATGATAAGATGTCAGTCGTATACAAAATCCATAAACGTATCTCTCAATTGGATGATTCTGCTATCGCTTATAAAGACGACCGTCATAAGATGACAGAAATCAATTCGAATCGTAACCGTTTATTAGAAATGCTGAAGAAGACAAAAGATGTAAAGATTAAAGAAAAGAGTTATGGAATCTTCGTCCAATATCCTGACGGATATCAGGGGTGATAATCTATGGCAATTAAAAATGATCTTCCAGATATCTTTGTCAAAGAAGAAAAGGTAAAGAAGAAAGGGAAGAAGGCTGGTCACTCCACGGGATATTATGTCCACGTGGAGACCACCAATCACTCTTTCTTAAAATTATCAAAACTATTACGTACCAAATTAGGTATTAAGAATAATAAGTTCTTCTTAGCATTATATGATACCAATCTAATTGTTGTTGACCCATATGACCCATCTTTACCATTAGCAATTAAGATGCGTGTCATTAAGGAATGTATGAGGAACTTCTGGTACTTTGCCAGAGAAGTTGCACGTATACCAGTAGCCGGTGCAGGTATCGGTGAAGGTAAACGATTTGAATTACATCGTGGTAATTTGGCTATGCTTTATCTTACGTACTGTAATATTAACTCGTACACAGAACTACCACGACAAACAGGTAAAACCATAGGTACCGCAGTATACTTTGTCTGGCTCTTTAACTTCGGTACGACCAACTCGACCATGATGTTAGTAAATAAAGAGCACAAAGATGCGAAGGACAACTTAACTCGTATTAAGAATATTCGAGATGTTCTACCTGAATACCTTCAATTTAAATTCAAGTTTAATGAAGATGGTAAACGTTTAAAAGCAGAAGAAAACGTTGAGACTGCATACAACGACAAAACACGTAATCGTTTAGAGACGAAACCAGCAGCAATGTCTGAGGAAAAAGCCGATAAACTAGGACGTGGTTGTACACAACCAGTACAATGGTTCGATGAGTATGCCTTCTTAGGTTACAATGATATTATCTTTAAATCGGCTTCACCAGCCGCATCTCAGGCATCTCGTGAGGCTGAAGCAAATGGTAAGCCACATGCTCAGATATTTACATCAACACCAGGGGATATGAAGACACGACATGGACAGGATGCCTTTGCATTCATCAAGATGTCAGCAGTCTTTACCGATGACTTCTATGATTGGTCTATCCCTGAATTAAAAGAATACGTTGACAATAACTCTGATAACGGATTCTTCTATGTAAAATATAGCTACAAACAATTAGGTCGAAGTCAAGCATACTTCAAAGAACAAGTACGTTCTCTAGCGAAGGACTGGGATAAGATTAAACGTGAGGTTCTGTTAGAATGGAATAACAAAGCCGTTAACTCACCATATGACCCAGATGACTTGAATGAATTAGATGACATCAAACGTTATCCAATCTCTAAACCTATCATGATTAACAAGTACTTTAAATTGGAAATCTATGAGCAGGCTGATTATGAATATCCATTCATTATATCAGTGGACGTTGCCGCAGGTATGAGTAAGGATAGCTCCGCTATTACTGTCATATCTACGAAAACAAAACGTCCTGTAGCAGCATTAAAGAATAACACAATTGATATCCCTACATTATCAAACGTGGTATATGCAATCGCAAATGACCATGGACCATTCCCTAACAGTTTAATCGTTGTAGAGCGAAACGGTCAAGGGGAAGGTGTTGTAGGTAACTTAGTACACACTGATATTAAGCATAAGTTGTTCTATGAGATTTCAGGCGACGATACGAAGGAGAAAATGAAACGTGGAGTAATGGCAAATGATTTCGGCACAGAAAGCCGAGTATACGGTTTATGGAACAGTGCAAATGTTCGTGAACGTATGCATGATATCCTTGGTAACTTCGTTCGCAAATACAAGAACCGTATTAATATTGATCTTCTTGTAGAAGAAATCAAAGGTTTACAGTATACAAAAACAGGACGTATCGATCATGCTCCTGGGCAACATGATGACGTTGTTATGGCATACTTATTAGGTATGTATGTATACTATGAACATGATTTATCTCGCTTTGGTATCATTCGATTCCCTGACTTTGAAAACGATGATGAAATCGATGAAGCAATGCTAGAACAAATTAAAGAGTCTGAAGTAAATAAAAATGGTGTAGATGCTGATTTATACCGTACATTAATTGCAGACCTTGATACTATCGACGACCCTCGTTCAGCTAGAATGGCTGAAGCGCAAGAGTTTAGAACATTGAAAGACTATTATGACGATATCGATAAAGAGCGTGAATCTCATTTAATCGGTAACGGTAATAACTTGCAACAGTTCGATGTATTCAAGCAACCCGGTTACAATAGTAACGGTGCAGCTTATATACCAAATATGTATGCACAGCCAAGTTATGGACAGCAATCTTCTAACAATGATGATTATGAAGATTTTGTACGTGATTCATTAGTTGATTATTAGGAGGTGCAAGTATGTCATTTAAAGAAAAGTATAACGGTCTGTATCCTATTGTACCAAAATTTACAAGCATGGAGAATAAATTTGGTAAACTTTATTTTGAAGGTAAATTTTTAGAAAAGTTTGATCCTTGGAAAATATTCGATGACGAATCACCAGACTATGATTCCCGTTTCTTCGAAACTACTGAAAGTAGTACAGGGTATGGTGCATATTTTCATGTAATGTTAAACTACCCTATTAGAGATATCAGTCTTATTCGAGTGAAACATGGTTCAAATACTTCATATCTAACTAAAGGTGTCGAAATATTTGCATTATTGGATGATGGTACCATGCAACGATTGGGTGCATGGTTGATACCAGGAACTAAAGAATATCAACTGGTTGATGTATCGACAAAAACCCCGGCATTCATAACCAAACATTTAGTATTTAGATTTACTACAGGGTATCATATTTTAAATGAAATACAGTTTTATAGTAAGTATCCTGTAGGGGTTAATTCGGTATTATTAGAAATAAATTCAGCTATGTATAGTACTGCAAAATCTAGTGTAGAACTAGTTGAATCTGGAAATAATCCTAGCAAACAGTCTTTCGATAAAGGTAGTGATATATCGGAAGTTATAGGTCAGATGGATTTAATAAAAGCTATATCTGATAAATTTAAAGTTCATATACTAGACTAATTGCAAGAGATGGGAAACCATCTCTTGTAGTTTTTTACATTTTCTCAAACTATATATTAGATATAATAGATATTTACAAGGAGGAGAAACCATGTTAAACATGATGAACGAAAACTTTAGTACGGAAGCAAATGAAACAGAAGATATTATTAGTCAAATGCACTTTGAATTAATCGCTGAGGAAATACAGGAGCAAATCGATAATACGTTTACAAAGAGTAAAATGAACTTCTTAGAAATATATCGTGACCGATATAAATACTTTAAAGAGGAGTATGCTGATAATGAGGAATTCCTTGAGCAGCTAAAACAAGTTCGTAACCAAACGTATGAGAAAATTATCGAATTAATTGCTAAGAAATTTAACCTGGAATATGTAGACATCAATCCAAAGCGTGCAAAGGATTTATATGAATTCTTCGTACTAAAATATGATGAAAACGTGACGGCATTAATTATTAACTTCATTGTAAGTAACCGAAAATTTGTTATCAATGAAATTAAAAATAGTAATACAAGCCGTACACGTGATACTTCTTATGTATCTACCAAAGAACTAATTGTGAATCAGCAAGAAGCGCTGATTATTACACAAGCAAATAAAATCATCTTTGATATTATTCCAAATGCGTTTGATATCGATGATGATACAGAATTCTTAAAATATATTGTAGACTACGATGACACAAGTGTGAACGTAGCTATTAAGAAATTATTCGTAGAGAAACAAACTATTAGTTGCGAGGAGAATTTATTGGAAGAATTCTTAGCTCCAGTCTTACGTAAAGAGGACGGCTATACAGAAATCAAATCCACTGTCGTAACAGAGCTATATGAATTATATGCAAAGAATGTAAAAGATTTTAGTATTGTAGACTAATTACATACTGAGGAGGAATCGGAATGGAAACAGTAGGAACGATTAAAACATTGGGAATCACAGGATGGAATGGGGTATTAGGATACCTATGCACATTAAAAGAAGGTGCCGAATTCATCAGTATCGATGACCTAGAAGTAGGTAAGAGATACCCAATTATGAGTTTTCATTTTAATAAAGAAAAAGGTGCAGGAGATAACTTCTATACGGAAGCTAAACTCGTAAAAGAGTCTGACCATCCTGATGCAAACCTTTATCTTAAACTAGAACTTGACCATGCAATTCGATATGTAAGAATTGTAGGTAACTTAGATATATTTAAAAAGATTAAAGAAAAAGGTCTTGGTACAATCGCGATTAGTAATCGTGCATTTACAGTACCATCTGACCAAATCTTAATTAAAGGTATCCATTATCCATCTGTAGAACGTGCAAATCCAAAGCTTGATATCAAGCGTATGTTTGGAGATAAAGCTATTCTTTCAGATGATGGGTATTACGTATTATTAAATGACGAAGATATGGCTAAGTATACAGAATATTGTAATAGCTGTATTGATATGAAACCTATTGATATGATAGGTGAAATTTATAAAGATTCTATTAAATTAAACCCAGATGTTAAACGTCATGAGCTATTATTAGGTCATACGTATGCATATAAAACATCTGTTAGAACGGTTACTGGTGAACTTACAAGAGAACTTGAAGGTCACTGTACAATTAACGGTATTCCAGTTCTAGCTAATAAAGAAATTGCAATTGAGCAAGCTGAGGAGGAAAAATAAAATGGCACATGAAGTATTAGGAACTATGTATAAAAACTTTGCAGGACAATATATGGTATTATTTAATACTAATTTTAATATTGCTGCAATTCGAGCAGATCGAATGTATTTTGTTATTAGTCCAGAAGGAGAAATTCTTCAAGGGCAATTAAAGAAACGTCATACTGACTGGAGAACATCCACAGTATATATGGAAATCCCTATGATGCTACATGGCGACTACACGTTAATACGAGCTGTATTAGCTTCTGACAATGAAGCGTGTATAGTATCTCTTAAAGAGATGCATAAAGATAATGATAATATCATAATGGTGCCATATGAATGGAATAAATCTCAACCTAAAGTATTGATAGATGGTTTACAGCATGAAATTATTCGTTATATCACTGACGAAGAATTGGATACCTTAGGTGATAGTGAAATGAGCCGTATTGTAAGAACTGATTATGGGGATGCTGTTATGGTATCACATGATGCCATGGTATTTATCGATCAAGATCGTATTAATCTCAACAGAACACATATGGCTAACCAATTAATCGTTGGTAAGGTTTGGAATGATGAATGTACTGTAATGATGCTAGATAAACATATCAGACATTATCATTTAATGTATAATGGTCGCTATGCAGTAGAAGGTAGATATGGTGGATTCTATGATGGTCACCTTGTACCTGATGCTGATGGAGCGCCTAGACTTGAAACTTCACACGGTAAATGTTTCATTCTTGCTAGTGAAAGTATTATGGGTATTCGTCCAACAGTAACTGATGCTGCGGGAGTAGTAGACCCATCAGAAGTACCAAATAAAAAATAAAACTATTCCTGAGGAGGAACTAACAATGACAGTAGTATTAAAAGATTGTGACAAATATATTATTACACCTTATAATGAGGACGATGAACCAACGGTTATGGTAAATGGGGAAGACCTTCCTTACCTAGCTCGTTATGAAATTGATATGGCTACAGCTGTAGAAATTACTGCGGAAGACTTACATGACCATGCTGTAATTACAGATGATGGTATGGTAGCTGTATTATCTGAAGAGGATTACAATCACTTCAAATCTACTTCTATGCGTGCCTAGGTGATAGCTATGGAAAATATCACTGAAGCTATAGCATCATTTCGTCAGAGGATAGCTGGTAAACAATTACCAGCTTCTCTTCGAACTAAAGTAGAGAAAGAAATAGATGAATGTTGTAAGACTAAACTTGATTTAGAGTTGATGCTCAATAGTTCATCTATGGTAAAAGAACTTGCCCATCAATGCTCAAAGAACTTTATTGATGAAGAGTATAGAAGTGTAGCGTATAATCTTATTTGTACAGCGTTAACACCCGCTACATAAATATTAGAAAAAGAAAATATAAACCATAAATTAAGAGAAACCGAGGAGGAAATTAAAATGCAAAACAAACGTGAAGAAATCGAAACAGTAGTAGGACAGGTATTAGAAGGTAAAGAAGACCAAGTACAACCTGGATTTAAAGAAGCTCTAACTAATACTATTGAAAAATTCGATGGAGCACTACAAGGATTAGCAGAACAAGAAGCTGCTGAACTTGCTAATATCAATTCTACTGACGGTATTACTATTACTGGTTCTGATATTGTAGCTACACAAGAAGAAAAGAAATCTAACGCTGTAGTAATTGCAGGAGCAGGTAGCCATAGAATTGATCCAAAAATGTTAAGAGAATTACAAGACATGAATGTGCAGGTACTAGGAACTGATGTTTCTACACGACCTGATCAAACAAATATTACATATATCTCACCAGATGACTTAAAGAATAAATCTGCTGGTGAATTAGCAAATGCTCAGTTTAATCAATTATTTGATGGATTAACTCCTGAAAAGATTGATGAAATGACTGATGAAGAGATTTGTAAAGTCCTTCCTCCAGTCATGGTTCAGAACTCTGAGAAATTTGTAAGTGAAGTTGGAGAACATACACCTGAAGAATTCCGTCGTGACTTCTTAAAGTATATGGTTGCTCAAACTAACCTTGATAAAGTTATCGAGGAAGAGAAAAAAGTATTAGAAACAATGATGCAACAATTCCATCAGGAATTAGCTGGATTAGTTAAGAACCTTGATTCACAAGAAGAAATTCTTAAAGTGGAAAAAGAGATTGAAGAAACAACTGATCCTGAAAAGAAACGTCAATTAATTGAATTACGTAACATCCTACATGGTAGCTTATACTTAAACAATTTAACTGATCGTTTCCATAACCTAGGTGGTAAAGCTGCTGTAATGAAACGTGTGAAGAAGGACTTCAAGAAAGAAGAAAAGAACTTTAATCGTTACGTAAAGAACGATAAGAAGAATATGTTCTTAGACCCACGTTACTTACTAACAGACTTAAAGAAAATTATTCCGAACCGCTTCCATGGTCAAATCGAAGGTATCTTATACCTATTATACCGTGAAGTCACAAAGAATAAAAAGATCACTATGTCTACAGCTTCATTTGTTAACTACTTCTTAGTAAACGTTACGAAGTGTGTAGAGAACAATGAAAACGAAGACCGAAACGTTGCTGAATTTAAACAAAGCTTAATCGACTTAGCAACTTTATTGAAATAATATACTAAACATATTTATAAGGGAAATCTTCCCTCTGTCTAGTTTGTATTATCATGTATCCATGAGATTAAGCACGAGTAGAACCTTCGGGTTCTACTCACTTTTATTTTCGTAACATCTAATTATAAAATAGAGGAGTGATATTATGAAGACAAAACCATCTTACTTTGCAGAGAAAGATGAGAAGTTAATCTTCACTGGTGGCTACTTAGAAGTCTATATTCCTGATAGTTTATTCTCATCGGGTATTGCCACGGTTATAGGAGAGAAAGTGGAAACGATGGGATTATTCAACTTCTGTGTGATGAATAAGCCCACTGACAAGAGAGATTTCTCTAAATTAAAAACGTTCAACGTTCCTTGTAAGATGATTACGAAGCCGAATATCATTGAGAAGGAAACACTTACATTAATTCCTGGTCATGAAGAAGAGAAGTATTATGTATTAAAATACTTTAACGGTGATGTCGTTATGACTTCTACAAACGTTATCGCAACGATTGATAATGTAGAAGCATTTATTAAGATGCTGAATGATGGAAAGATTCCTAGAACGATTCCTTACGACCAGTTATTAAATATCATGATTCGTAACTTAGAATTAAACTCTGTTAACCTACAAGTTCCAGGCACACTAATGTCTTGTATTATCTCAGAGTTATCTCGTTCGAAGAAAGATATTGCGAAACCATTCCGTTTAGAGATTGGTAAGAATCCGAATGTATCTGTATATGACTACATAGGTGTTAATAACCGTACGGTATGTTCAATGAACTCAACGTTCACAGCATTGACATTCGAGGACTTAGATTCTATGGTAACATCATCAATTAACCGTACTCGACACAATCGAAGTCAGGCTTACACACCAGTAGAAGAACTTATTAAAGTATAAGAAAAACCCATACTACATTCAGGTAGTATGGGGTCTTTTTTTGCCTCCTCGCAATCTTGTAATGGAACATAAGATTAATATCTTATGACTTAAAAGATTGGAGGTTTTATTTATGGCTATTGCTCCAGGTTTATACAAACATCCACACGATACACTTCGTGTTCAGGACAATACCGAAATTAAAACAGATTCCTTCGTAAACAATGGTGCAGTATTAATTGCTCCATTCATCTCTGACAAAGGTATCGATGGTCAAATGACACTTTTACGTGACTTAGCTATCACCGAAAGAGATTACGGTAAAGGAAACTTTAAAGTACACGGTCAAGGGTACTACAACGTACTATCTTGGTTGCGTAATGGTGGACAAGTACGAGGAATGCGTATTACAGCGAAAGATGCTACATATGCAAACGTACTTATCATGGCAAAAGTGGCAGTCTTTGACAAACAAAAGACTGACTCTAAAGGGAACCCTCTTTACATTGATGCTGTAACTGGTCAAGAGACTACTACTGCTTCAGGTAACGTTCCTATTAAAGAAAAGAAAGCTGAAGTTAAACTTTTCGCTGAAAAGTATGACAACTTACGCGACGTGAACGATGACATCGAAATTCTTATGAAAGAGAAATACGATGACTCTAATGCTGCGGATGGGATTATTTTCCCACTTTACTTATTCGTATCAAAAGGTCGTGGAGAATTCGGTAATGCTTACCGCATCCGCTTAACTCCATCTCCATCTCGCGATAAAGAAACTGTTTATCGTAACTACAGCTTCGAGTTATTTAACAACGAGAACGGGTTACAACGTGTTGAGGTACCATTAAACATCTCTACATTCCCAGATGCTCGTAGTGTCTACAGCCGAAGCGAATACATTGAAGATGTACTGAAAGGTAACATCTTCCCAATTAACACTTTCGCTATTGAAGATTCATTCTATCAAATGGCTGAAATGTTACGTCCTGTAGTTCAACAAGAGCATCCAGAAGCGGAGATTAAACCAGAAGAAATCGACTTCTTATTCTTCCGTAACCGTGATACTACGAACTACAAAC